GTGTGATGGAAGAGATTCGAAATACAAATTTTTGTGTTGGCGAGGTGGGAGACATCAACCTTGATGCCCCATTGAAGAACAATAGGAGATTGTTCGCCCTACCTGATAGGGATGAGCTTCGTCCTACTTTCTTACCCGCCCCAAGTACGACTGTTCCCTGCCCAGATTTGGGTATAGGTAGAGCTGCTATCCCCGCCCTAATACAGGGCCGATTAAGTTGTAAGTCATTTGCTATGCATTTCAGGTTGTTGGAAAGGAAAGCTTTCAAAAACAATCCTGATAATGTTACTAGGACAGATGCTCGCATAGCCCTTAAGGATTTGGTTGGCGACGTGATATACGCCATCATAAACAATGCTTTTGTGGTTGGGCCACCGTCTGTTGTAGCTTACGTTTATTATGATGAGGGATCTGGTTTAGTCGGCTGTCGCGCTAAAAAAGCGTTGTCGACTGCGATGCAGTATACCTACCGTCCAAGAGAGTTGAAAGTATTGTATGCTTTCATGAGGAAGTACACGTTAGATGTGACTCAGCTTGAATTGGCTAAGTCTAAACATACGCAAGTAAGCTCGCCCCCAGCGGCTGGCTTTACACTTCTTCTTCCTATTGAGACGACGAGCTCCTTTGCATTGGACCCTGAATCCATGGTTTTGTTATTCAAAACCAGAGATTTAGAGTACGTGTTGGGGCTTCCTAATTTGGAGTATCTCGAGGTTGTCCGTCTTCCATTCGTGGATTATGGACAAGCCGCGGTTGAGTACCCTACTCCTGAGTATGTTATGTCTAAGCCTAAGGAATTTGGTATGGGTGAGTGGGATATTGATCTTTGTGCGAAGTTGTTTGCACCATTGTTGACTCCGAGTATGGATGAGGGGACTTACACCCTCCCAACCAGTCATTATGATCCCACCGCTTTTCAGTTTGATTATGGTCAGCTTGTTATTAGTAATGGTAGTGAGGATAGGATAAAGAGGTACAAGTACTCTACCGATTCTTACACCGAAGCGGTTCTTTTGGAATTGCATAAGCAGGCTCATCATTTTGAGTGGGATGAAGAACATCAAGGGTTGATTGGTATTCCTATGCGCCCCATTTATAGTTCTGATGATTATGACTTTGGCATCTGCCAAACGTGTGGTAGTATTGCTCCTTTTGTGAATAGCATGAATTATTATTTTATGCATTTTTGCGTTGAGTGTGGGAAGGATGACCTTCTTGTTTCCCCGATGTTCCCTGTTAATATGGAACAACTTCACATATCAACTATCACCAAGGAACACATTATGGTACTCCATAGTTTGTCCAAGATTGCTTATGCAAGGGATAGGGATGCCGCTTCATTCAAGTATTTTAAATTGACTGATTGCCCCTATTATGTTTCATTGATCCGTTACCATGATTGGAACCCGACCAAGGGGACTCGTTATAATGTCAAGAATTTTGATGTTGCCATGGATGATTACACCCCTGCTGATAAGTATGTTGCCCTTCCTGCTGAGCGTGCTCCTGGCTATTTTGACAGATTTATGTCATTAGTTAAGGAGAAGGCTGAGCAGGTTATAGAGGTTAAGGACATTGGTAAGGAGGCTTTGAGTTCCGCTTATGACAGGATTGTTGAGGTCAAGAAAAAGACTTCTGATCCTGAGATCTATGAGATGGTAGAGTCTAGTGAGATAGAGGAGCTTGTTAAAAAACCGGCTGATTCTTCCGAGGTTGTCGATTCTAGTGTTGTGGCGAAACTTGGCTCTTTGTATGAGGATGCCAAGACTGCCGCCCTGTCGACGAAGGATGAGGTTCGAGGTTTCATTGCCACAAAAGTGGTAGAGGCTGGGGTTGCTGAGTTCACCAAAAAGTTTGATGATAAGTACAAGGAGGTTGAGTCTGCTGTTAAAGAGCGGACAGACACCATACTTGATTCTTTTAAGGAGCTTTGTGTGTGGATAAAGGAAAATCCTGGGCTTTGTTTTATTGGGGCCGCGAGCATTATTTCTATAGCTGGAACGATCATAGGTATGTCTATGCAGGTGCATCGTGATCATCTTGAGGGTGTGAAGCCTAGTATAAGGTTGTTAAACAACGAATATAAGCTGACATACTCTGAGGCCGGTGCTGATTCTTTTACTAGTTTTGGTAAGGATCTTTGTAAGGTTATGACTGGTGTTGGTGCAGTTGCGTCGGGAGCCGGTTTGATTTATGGTGTTGCTGACGCCACCCTTATAACATGGTCCCGCCATGCTTTAAACGCTGTTAAGGTTTTTTCGGACACTGAAGGCCAGGACAAACTGCTCAAGGATTTGACTAGTTGTGTTCAACAAGAGTTTGTTAAATTGCAGACTTTTCGCCCTGGCTCTGATGAGTATCTTGCTTCCCAGTCCAGATCCATGTGTCTTGCCAACAAGCTTAGCACCCTGACGCTAATACGCGAGGGGAAGGCTACTATGTGGGACAAGTGGATTTTTATGAATGAGAATTTCAAGGAGCTTTTTGAGGCGGTGACCTGGGAGAAGATAGCCTTAGTGGCCGGAATTGCCAGTTTAACAGCTCTTGTTTTTTTTACAACGGGCTTTGTCGTTGGTCGGTTAGATTGGTCTAGCATTGGTGGTTGGGTCGATGGCAAATGGGAAAATGTTGTTGATGCTGTTCTTGGCATCAAAGCTGCAGGAGCAGAGGTTGTTGACGACCTCATTGCTAAGGGGAAGGAAGTTGTTTCCTCTCCTCCTCAATCCGATGCCCCAGCACCAGCCGTTGTTGTAGATGCTGGTGTTGTGTTACCCGTCCCTGAAATCGCTGAGGCACGTTGCGAGCACATATGTGGGCACAAGTGTGGTGATTTTGCTCGTGATGTCTGTGGTATACTGACAGGAGTGCGGTGCTCTCAACAACCGAAGTGTCGAGCGTGCACGTTCTTGTGCAAGTTGCCAGAAGCCGTTGCTGTCAAATCCCCCCCACCGCCTAAGGTGGTTGTTCCTCCTGTTAAGGAGATAAAACCTTTGGATGATGCTGTTACTGGTATTTCTTTCGATGACTTTTATGCCAAGTTTTTTAATGCCGACAAGGTCAAGATTGCACATGGTAGTGAGCGGGCCTCGCACTGTTTCGCGTCTTTTAATAGAGCGATGAGGTGTTTGATGGCGGCTCATAAGACCTACAGGAAGACAGGGAAGCTTGTTTTTCCGAAGGAGACATTGTCTCTCTTTTGTGATCAATTCGGTAAGGCTGAGGCCGGAGGGTTATTTGACGATGAGTGGTCAGATGGTGAAGGTAATGATACTCCCGGTGGCATGGTCTACACGCAAGATCAAATGAATGGTTGGCAAACGAATCAGCGGCGGGCACAGCATGTTGAAAATGTTTATCAGCGCAACAAGCGAGCCACGATGGCTGATTATGACGCTGATGTTGATCGTCGACCTGGTGAGAGTGAGAAGGATTATTCTGACCGACGTGATCGGGAGGAGGATCAGAGAGTTCGGCGTGAGGAGCGGCGGGAGCTGATCGCTCAATACAAGAATGATATGGGTTTCTTGTCTGATCGCCTCCAGAAAGGGTCGGAGAAGATTGAGCGTCTTCGTGATCTGAAGAGGAATACTAACGACAAGGATGAGTATAGTAAGTATGATAACGATCAGTTCGAGATTGAGGAGGATATGCTTCGCGATCAGATGGAAATGGCAGAGATTTACAATGCCTTCCTGGTCAAGATGGATGCTAAGGGCTTCCGCGGTGGTAATTACCGTCGCCACGAGTCCGAGCCTCCCCTTCCGGGCGCTAAAGACTATCCTATGATGACCCCCTCCCAGGCACAACTTGTTAGGGACGAGTGGACTCTTAATCGGTTGAAGGATCAGCAGACTTGGTTGAGTAGACTCATTGATAATGTCAGTGGTAAGATCGGCAAGGTCGTAGACTACATGCGCCCTAAGCCTATTGCCCCCCCGAAGGCCATCCTTCAGAGGCCAAAGAAATGCATGTGGTGTGCCGAGAATGGTCATCAGTGTGGATACTGTGACAATTGTGATTGTGGTGATAAGAATTGCCCTGCCCATGTTAACGGACCTACTCTTGACTTGGAAGGTATGACCCGTCAGGCGTTGGAAGGAATGATTGGTGAGGCGGCTCGTAAGTTGTCCGAAAACCAGAATCCTTTAAATCCTCCGAGAAGAGCGAGGAGTAGGCGCAGGAGGTCTCCTGTTAAGGAGGCCCCACCAGCGCAGAGCTATGCTTCAGCGTTGGGGGATTGCAAGTGCGACTTTTGTGGTATACCTCATGTTTTGTCGAAGTGTAGGTATTGCCAGGGTCTTCATTGTCCGAAGATGTCTTGTTCTGACTTTCGGAGCCAGAAGCAACCCCCGGCAAGTTTGAGCATTCCTCCTGCATCTTGTGGTGTTTGTAAGAGGAAACATGCTGCTGGTGTTCATCGCCCTTGTGGTCAAGTTCACTGTTTTTCTGCAGCGTGTCCTAAACAGGAGGCCTCTACTCCCTATAAGAATCTAAGCGCCTCGGTTATTGAGAAGAGCATCATGACTATAAAGTCAGATGGTATAGCCGATAGCACTTGTTTTAAAGTGACTTGGTCCGGGGGATCTTATCTTCAAACCCTTTATCACCAGATATCGAAGGGCGCCGTGATACATCACAATGGGTCGACTTATGCTGTCCCCAAATATAGTGATGATGTCTACATTAGACCCTTTGCAGAGACTGAGATATGCCTCCTACCTTGGGGGTATTTCAAGGGTCTTTGCCCGATAGTGTCCTATTGGGCATTGTCAGCTGACGTTAGTGGGGATGGAGGTTTGACTTATTGTGGTTTGGATCCTGATAACAAGTCATTTGTTTTTAGTGGTCTTGCGGAGCAGGTGGTTGATCAAACTAGACTCCGGTATGGTAATTCTACAGGTAATGGATCATGTGGGGCTGGGATTTTTACAGTCCGTGGTGGCCAGGTTTACCTGGTGGGTGTGCATGGTGGCACTTATGGCTCTGGTAGAGCTATGAATTATGCCTACCGTTTTGTTATGAAATCGAAAAACTAGAAGAGAGGGTGGTCTTTGACCCCTCCTCCCGGTTCTGGGCCGGGACTCGGCACGTGGAACAGAGATACAAGTTTTTGCGGATTGTTAATGTTAATGGTATGGTACAGCACTATCCGAAAACTCGGAACAATCGAGTGAGGCATGAGAACCCCTTGGTATTCCAGACGTTGTCTGAGAACCATTTGGGTCCCCTTCTTGGTTATTGTAGTGAGTATTACACTGTGTTTGCTTCTCAGCCATCGTTTGAGTTGGCGATAGTAAAGATGGACGTTGTCAAAGCGACCGCTTATAAGCATCACGAGTTGTGGCCTAAGGCATTGCGTATAGTGAAAGAGATGTTTGACATACCATTTAGGTTTGGAACGAAGATTTTGAGCCCCGAGGAGATAGCGGAGAACATCGTGAAAACGACCTCTCCCGGTCATCCTTGGAACCTTTATGGTCTGAAAACAAAGGGGGATGTGCTCGCTTCTCCCATGTTTCATGATTATATGAAGGTCATGCCCGAGAATTGGCCGAACCCCCCCCTTTGGAAGGTCGTTCCAAAGTTGGATGAGTGGTATTCGCCTGAGGATCTTGATAATAATAAGCTTCGGTCTATACAGATCCCCCCTCTTGAGTTCATCTGGTATCAAAAGATGTTCTATCATACTCAGAATCAGGCCATGAAGATGGAAGGGTGGTCTGCCTATGGGTTTAATCCTTATTGCGGAGGGACTGATAGGCTCGCCCAGGCCTTGTTGGATTTTCCGATTTTTGTTATGTATGATGTGAAGAGTTGGGATCGTGGTTTGCCCATTATGGAGGAGTGCTACAAGTTGAGGAACGAGTATATATCACCAGACTGGCTGGCTACTGCTCGTTGGATAGCTGAGAATACGGTGAAAACGTATTTGCAGCACCCCAATGGTTTTGTTTTCGAGAAGGATGTTGGCAACAACTCCGGCTCTGGTAATACCACGAATGACAATATCATATGCCATTGTATGATACTCGCTCTTACTTTGTTGGCTTTGTATGCCGGGGACACAAAAAAGGTGCTCGCAACCATCGCTCAACTCTTTGGTGATGATAATGTCCTTGGTTTATATAAGACTGGTCATACCTTCAGAGAGATCCAAGCTTGTTTTGAGTTTATCTTTGGGTTGTTTGATATGCGTTTTGACCCTTTTCTCGTGACATCCAATCTGGAGGATTGTGAGTTTCTTGGGTTTAAGTTTAAGCATACACCTGGTGGCTGGGTACCTCAGTATAACTTGGGGAAGCTCACCAACTCTTATCTATACCAAACAGGCCCAAAGTACTCTGAGCTCGAGACTATTTCAAGAGCGTGGTCCTTGACAATTATGGTGGCCGGGAATGGTGAGGAGGTATACAACAGTTTTGCCGATGCAACCACCTCGCTCTTGCGGTCTGTTCAAAAGTCTTCTGATCCAACTGTTCGCACTTATGTTAAATATGGCGTGCCTACTTACTCCGAGGTTATATCCTTTTACCTCGGTTCTGAGTCGTTGGATATGGGTCTGTTCGCCTTAGCTTTCAAGCTAGGTGCGCACCAGGCGGGTCCGGTGGAGAGGCATAAAGAAATCTTTATGAAGAAGACAGTTGTTATTGAAACAGGTAAGCGGAGGCAACGCAAACCAAAAGGAGGAAAAGCTCAGCAATCTTTGCCGGCTCGCGAGCTTAGTGTTCTGCAGCAGCAGACACGACAAATTGCTGAACTTAGGAAGATTGCAAGAATCGAGTCTCGAGCACCCCGAATATCTTATGCTCCTCCCAAAACTTCCCCCGCTCCGGCCCCTAGAGTCAGAGTCACCAGAGATGGAACGATCCGGAACCATGCGCCGCGTGTTTTACCAACGAGTGGTACTTTTCTTACGCAGGCATTGGATCCAATGCACGACGTCCCCATCCACAATAAAGTGGGATGGCCAGATGAAGTCGTTTTACCCTCTGTTATCAGGAACGGTAAGTTTTCCATCCCTCTTACCAAACCAGCGAATGATACGATACCTGGAAAGTGGGATTGTCACATCATATTACAACCCTGGCTCAATCGAATTGGTATGTCTGAGTATAATCGAGTTAATAACGTCCTATCAACAGCACCAATTGGAGAGGAGCGACCTATCGGAGGCTTGCAAGCTTATGCCACCGCATCCGGAACCCCGTTTGCGTATGGACCTAATGGAGCTGGAGATGCGATCCCTGAGATCGGCGTTCTCGAACTTCCTCCTGAATACACTCCGGGTGTTGGCCGAATTGTTGGATTGGGAATTGAACTCATCAACGAAACGGCTGCTCTCTATGTTGATGGTGACATAATATGCTGGCGAGCCCCCGAGCCCCACATTCAAAATGAGTTGTTGTACCAAGCTGATCAGTCAGAACCCCCTATCATATATCCTTTTAATCCTAGGAGTTCTCAGTTCTTCCGTTACCCTCCAAGGGATGGGAAGCAGGCTCTGATCTATGATGGTACCACTCAGTGGAAGGCTAAGGATGGCTCTTATATGGTTGCGACTTTTAATGATTTTCAAAACCCGGCCAATATGGTGGGCTACACTGGCCCAGCCATGATATTTACTGGGGATAAGGAAGACAATGTTACAACATATGCCATGGCAGAAACTTTGAATACCACGAACGTGTGGACTGCATCTCCGATTCATGTGCCGCCAGTCTCTGGCCTGCAACAAGAGATGAATGTGTCCCCCGCTGTTAAGCTTCACCCAATTAACCAGATGGGTATGATTTTGACTGGTCTCGCGCCCGAGACCACTTTGCAACTGAAGTTGAACGTATATTACGAGTCCTTCCCGTCGATAGCCCAGTTTGATATACTGAATTTGGCCCGACCTAGTTGCCCTTATGATCCAGTTGCACTTGCTTATCTTAGTAAGGTAACTGCGCAGATGCCTGTGGCTGTTATGAGTGCACACAATGCGTCTGGTAGTTGGTGGAGAGAAATTCTCCGAATGCTTTCTGCAGTTGCGCCAGCAGTGGGTACGGCCTTTGGGCAACCCATGCTAGGAGCGGCAGCGAGTGTAGGATTGAGTTCACTCTCCCGTGTAGGATCTTGATAAAAGCGTGTTGTGCGCGAGAAGCACACAAGGGAAATGGCCTTGTAAAAAGTAGAAATTTGGAACATGAAAACCAAA